ACAACGAAAAACCCAACAAGAACAGGAAGTTACAAAGGCATCTGAAGGAGGAAGAGTGCAGGAAGAAGCTCCACGTCCTCGCGATCCGAAGGCAGAAGCTTGGGCTTTAAAGAATGATTGGTTTGGAACTCAAAATGCGATGACCTACACAGCATATGATATTCATAGGGAATTAGTTGAAGAAGGGGTTGATCCTAGGACCGATGAGTACTATAGTGAGATAGATAAACGTATACGAAAAGAATTTCCTCATAAGTTTTCTGATGGGGAAACCGTAACAAAGCCGAAACAAAAAGTTGCTTCGGCTGTTAGAACATCGCCTTCTGGGCGCCGCACTGTGAGACTCACACCTTCACAAGTAGCTATCGCAAAAAAACTTGGTGTGCCCTTGGAAGAATACGCAAAACACGTGAAGGAGGCGTAATATGACTGTAAAAACAAAACTGAAAACCTCACGCAAAGCTGAAACCCGTGAAAAGGTTGCTCGTAAAAGAGGATGGGTTCCTCCATCCAACTTAGAAGCACCCGATCCGCCTGAAGGCTTTCATCATCGATGGATACGATTCGAGTTTCGAGGCACCCAGGACGAAAAAAACGTCATGGGACGCATACGAAGCGGATATGAACCAGTGAAAGCTAGTGAATATCCAGATCGATTGGATCTACCGGCGATTGCTGAAGGTAAATATAAAGGTGTTATAGGAGTTGGAGGATTGATCTTGATGAGATGTCCGATCGAAGTAAAACAGGATAGAGATGCTTATTTTAAGAATCTCACTGCCGATCAGCAAGCATCTATTGAGAATGATTTAATGAAAGACGAGCATCCAGCGATGCCAATCTCAAAAGAACGGCAAAGCAGAGTAACTTTTGGTGGAGGTGCCAAGTCCAAATAGGTTGGAAAGGCGTCACCAAACATTATTAAAAGGATGTCAATATGGCAAACNTTGATGCGGCCTTTGGGCTGATACCAGTTGCNTGTCAGGGACAAACGGATAATAATGGTGGNCAATCACAGTACCCNATCGGAGACACTCAAAGCACAGCTATCTTCACAGGGGACCCCGTTAAATATAAAAGTGACGGAACCATTGAAGTAGCGGCGGCGACNAACCCCCTATTGGGCGTGTTTGGAGGCTGTTTTTATACGGACCCAACAACAAGCAAACCAACCTGGTCCCCATATTTTCCTGCGAGCTTTAGCNCCAGGGGATGCGAAAGCATTTGTATGGGATAATCCAATGCAAACATTTATTGTTCAACAGGATTCTGATTCGAGCAATTTAGTTGCNGCCAATCTAAATGAAAATGCGGATCTCNTTTTCGGCGCAGGCAATACCACTACGGGTGTGTCTGGCGTAGAAATAGATTCAAGTTCAGCAACTACTACTGCTACCCTTCAAGTGAGACTAATAGATTTTTACAATGTTCCAAGTAATAACACTACTGCGAACAATTCAATTCTTGTCGTAAAAATCAACAATTCTCAACTTATGGGTGGTACTGGTACGCTGGGCGTGTAGACTAGGAGATTAAATAATGGCTATAAATAGAGCCCAGCTCGCCAAAGAGCTAGAACCTGGTCTTAACGCGTTATTTGGACTGGAGTACGCTCGTTATGAGAACGAGGCGGCACAAATATTTAGTCAAGAATCAAGCGACAGAGCTTTTGAAGAAGAAGTGATGTTAGTTGGTTTTGGTGAAGCGGCGGTAAAACCGGAAGGCGCTGCAGTTGATTTTGATACTGCAAAAGAATCCTTCACTGCGAGATACGTTCACGATACAATTGCTTTGGCATTTGCGTTAACGGAAGAAGCGGTGGAAGATAACCTTTACGATACTTTATCTGCTCGTTACACTAAAGCACTAGCTCGATCTATGGCTTATACTAAACAAGTTAGGGGCGCCAATATCCTGAACACTTCGTTCGCGACTACTGGCGGTGATGGTGTTACATTATTTAGCACTGCTCATCCAACAACATTCGGTGGAACCTGGTCAAACAGAAGTGCTACCGATGCGGATCTTAACGAAACCTCATTAGAGCAGGCATTGATTGACATTGCTGGCTTTATCGATGAAAGAGGCTTAAAAGTTGCAATGAAAGGAAGAAAACTTATTCTTCCTGTCAACATTCAATTTGTAGCGGATAGGATTTTAGAATCCACTCTTAGAGTCGGTACTGCTGATAATGATATTAATGCGATCAAAAACATGGGCATGCTACCTGAAGGTTATGTAGTGAATCACTATTTAACTGACACAGACGCGTGGTTCATAAAAACTGATTGCCCTAATGGATTCAAGCATTTCATAAGAGCTGCCCTTGCCACTGGCATGGAAGGCGATTTTGATACAGGAAATATGAGATACAAAGCACGTGAGAGATATAGCTTTGGTTACTCTGATCCTCGTTGCGCATACGGATCACAAGGTTCATAAACTTACACTGGATCCTCCCAGATACGAAGAAGGCGCTTGAAAGAGCGCCTTTTTTGTTTTACAACTAAACTGTTAATGTTGGTGAATACACGTCATAAGGACGGTGTATTTACTGGTCAAATTAAAAGGAGACTGACATGACAACACATTTTAACAATGGCGTTACTAACGTGGTTAAAGATAAAAGCCCGTTAAAGAACGCAATGATGCCTGATCCATTTCCGGTTACCAATACGCAAGGTGGCGGATATGACTTTCTAGGCCAAACTTCGTTTATGGATGATTTTTATTCAGCCATTACAAGAACCAATACAAGTAATAATGGAAGAGGTTCACCAGGATGGTATTTAAGCCAAACTGCTAGTACTCAAACCGCTGCACCAGTAGCAGATGCTGTAGGTGGATGGTTACAATTAGATGAAGTAAATGCAACTGATGATGCTTATAACCAAATTAATACTTTTACTGCTTTTCAACTAAATACAGGTATGAATGCTGGTTTTGAAGCTAGAGTAGCAGTTGAAGATATTTCAGCAACAGAAATTGTTCTTGGGTTAGTTGATACAGATGTAACTTCAGGAGTAGTAAATATTACTGATGGGTTATATTTCTCTAACTTTTCTGATCCTGATTCTATTACTGCTAGTACAAGTTTATACCTTCACTGTGAAAAGAATGGAACTATTACTTCAAGTGATGCATTAGTTGATCCATACACTGGTGATACTTTTGTAATTGAAGATGGTGCATTACAAGCAGCTAGTGCTACTCAATTAGCGACTCCAAGTAATTCATTTATTGCTGGATTTAACATTGTTCCTAAAGGATCAAATGGTAATACTAATACTGCTGTGATTCAAGCATACTTAGGTCCTGTTGGAAAACAGCCTTTGCCTGTTGCATCAATTGCAACTACTAATTTACCTGATGATTTGGCATTAGGACTTATGATGGGAACTAAAAACAATACAACAACCGCAGCTATTATGTGGGTTGATTATGTTAAAGCGATTAGTTCTAGAAGCTTTGGTAGTTCAACTACTAAGTAATAACAATTAACCAAGGTAGGGTGTAAAAGCCCTACCTTTTATAGGAGATAATATGTTTGGTGTTAAAACAAAACAATTAACTGCAAGTGGTCAAGTAACAACTAAAGTATCGGCAGGAAGTAATACACTTAGTGCCCCTGCACGAGTTTTAGGATTAACTGTTCAATGTGGTGCTACTGAAGGTAAGATTGATTTGGTAGATGATGGTGCAAGTGGCACTGTTAAATTTACTCAAGTTACTCCTGCTATTAAAGCAGGAGCAGAGGACATGCTTCAAATTGATTTTCCTGAAATGGGATTAAAATTTGATACCGATCTTTATGTTTACTTTAATCACGCTACTAAAGTTAATGTAATTTATGGATAGGAAATAATGTGGAGGCTAATGTTTAGCTTAGCTATCATTAGCGCACTCAATCTGTATGGATGTATATATGAAGGTATGTCTATGAAGCCCCATAAAACAAGTGTAACCACAACCTATGGACAGGATGAGGTGGACAAGGCAAATGACAGCAAGGATCAGAGAAAGGATTCAATGCAGATAACCGTGAAACAGGAGTTTTTATGGAGAGAATGATAATTGGAATTATTGCTTCAGCCCTCATTGGGCTCGGGGCGTGGAACTTGAACCAAACTTTTAATCTCTCCATTGAAATAGAGAGTGTTAAGGGAAAAATTGATGTGCTGGAAAAAAGCATCAAGCAACTAGGAAAGAAGAAAAATAAAAAAGGTGGCTCTATTATACAACAGAGTAACTAATGGAAACGATATTACTAGTATACNCCATCTGGTTCATAGGTGGCGTGATAATTCAGATTGCAGGGCTGCAATGATAGAGATATGGTTTTTATTGGTCTTGATGACCATCCAAGACACCNCTCCACTCATTTACAAAAGCTTCATGGGATATGAAAGCCAGGAGGTGTGCGAGGAGATGGCCGTTTCGGCGAAAGACTTCATGATGGAAATAGAGATGAGAAAGGGAATCGGTGATGAGAGGACCATCAAGATGGAGAGCTTCTGCCTTCCCTTTGAAATATTTGAGCCTGAAAAGCCGAAAGGCCCGAAAGTGGGAGCCTGATGGACTGGTTTGACAAGTTAATGATAACTGCGGCGGTCACGACAGTGATAGTATTTGTAATCGTGGTGGGGATATAATG